AGTGCCATCTAAACCATTTTTGATTTTTAATTTTTGTTGCCATTGCCTGAACCCATAGCGGGTTATCAATTGCAGCCAGTCTTCTGTACTGTGCGGCTTTGATTGCTGGGTACCTGGTATAGTTACCCTTCAGGGCGTAGCAGCCATAGCAGGGTGAGCCGGGGACCTTACGTAGTTTGGATCCGGTTTTGCATTCCCATGCTGGCAGACTGTAACTCAGGCCAGGCATCTTAGACGTTCTTGTAAATGTATCTGTAATTTTTATTGCTTCATTAACTTTCATAATTATACCTTTCTATTAAATCTGTTTTTAACACGTGTACCCGGTTTATGCAACTTAAAAGCTTGACGCTTGCCGCTTGTTGCTTGACGCTTGAACCTCGGGTTTTTAATTTTTGAAATTCCTAACGCTCTAAGCTGCGAGCCGGACAAAGTCCGGCCCTTGTTTATCATTAGAAAACCTTCAGGCCTCATGACGTGACCGTCATGAGATCGATACAAGAAACTGTATTTACTTTCCTTCGTTATCATACTGCCTCCTTCTTGCCGCTGCCTCCTCCTGATCCTTCTTCACCAGTCTCAGGATCTCTTCTAAAACATCTGCTATTCTTTTTAACTCTTTACTTTGTTCATTCATAACTTTCTCCTTTCTAATCCTATGTACCATGGATCCGGCTGCCAGTCAAGCTTGTTGCTTGACGCTTGCCGCTTAAAACTTTTTTCTACTGATTCCAGGTCCATTGGCTAGTTGGTTATTATCTAGAATACCTATATCTCCAATGGACCAGGGATCAGTTGTTGGAAGGTTTTTAAAAAACCAACTGATCCTGTAAACTAACTTTGGCTTACGGGAGCAACTCCCAACGAAAATTAATTTACTTATCCTATATAATCCTCTTGACTATAATTGTCAATAGTGTATAAGAAATTTATTAACTGAAAGGTAAAAAATGGAAAAACAAAAACGTATAACACTTAACGCAGAAAAGCGAAAAGTAATAGCTGATGTATTTCAAGATCATTTTGAAACTAATTCAAAATTCAAGAAAGCACATCAAGACGCAATATCAACTTACAATGATATGCGAAAAGAGGCAAAAGTTAAAATAGAAAATCTTGTAAGGTATCATCAACCACAAGAAGATGTTAATACAATTCGTTCTATGATTAACAAGTATGGCGAAAGAAATGGTGGCGAACTTTATAACGATAACTGTTTCTATGTTCAAAATGCTACACCTCGTATATCTACTGATTATCAAGGTAATCCAAAAGAAGTATATGATGATGTTCATATTAAGTTTAAAGCAAATGAAGATTTTTTAACTTCTTATTATCGTGATGAATTAAGAGCAAAAGGTCTTGACGCAGATTACAAGGTTAGAATTGTTGATGACTACAGCAAAAGAAATCCAACTTATTACAATAGTGAAAGTGCAATAAATAATTATTTGGGTTTTGGTTCTCGTAATGACGCAAGTGGACAAACTACTTATCACAAAGACGCATGGAAAGAAGATTTTAGACTTTGGGTTATTGGTAGTAGTTATTGTCATAATCGTATGTTTCAAACCAATGAGGCAGAATTTAATTGGTTTAAATCTTTTAAGGTTGCAAAAGAAAATGTAATTCTTGCACACAAAAATCTTTTTGACCACGTTAATAAGAAAATGCAAAAACTTAAACTAGGTTTGAAATCTTACAGATACTTCGATCAAGCAAAAGAACTTGCTGACAAGTTAGGTGTTGTTTTAAATGAAAGTGTTTTAGACGCACATTCATCAATGGCATTGTCAATTTATAGTCCGAGTAATTTAGCTGATCTTTTAACAGATGAGGTTGAACAAACTCGTGATGAAAAAATTGCGATTGCAAAACAACTATTACAAGAACAACAAAATAGTTTAAATTAACTATTGACACAATGGGATAATCCATGATAGGATTATCCCATTAACAGAAAGGTATATATGATAAAAGATAAAACATTTAAAATAACTTACTATTCAAACAAAGACGGAAAGCACATCACGAGAACAGGTACTCATGATGACAAGTCTAGATTTTGGACTTCAAAAATTGGCGAGGCTTTGTACACTTACTTTGATTTAGATCAATGGGGTTATAGAACTGCCAAAAAATCTTGGACAGTGAGGTACTAACATGTCAGATTTTAATTGGTGCCATGGGCCAGACTGCCACAAATCTCACACCCTCGACAGAGTTCGGGGTGTGAAAGGTTCTAAGGTTTTAAGAACTAGAAAGGTTAGTTTAAGTAATTACAATAGAAATACACAATGGGGTTTTTTTTGTAGTCAAGGTTGCATGCATGATTTTTGGAAAAAGTACGCAACAGAAATTGTAGCCATTGCGCCTAGAACCGAGGCTCTTGAAACACCGATCGAGGACCCAAAGAAAACAACTATTATTTCTCAGTATGGATATCGATACACAAACACAGAAATAAAGGTTGACGAAAGCAGACAAAGTTGATAGGAATATCCTATAACAGAAAGGTAAAATATGACTAAAACATTAAAAAAAGAATATCAACCAGGCGGCGCTAAGAGACAATACATCTTAGACAAAGCGGTTGATTATCTAAAACAACCAGGGCTTCAAGGTGCTAAGCATTCATTTTGTATCGAGCACTTAATGATGAGCGAGACTGAATATCTTGAGGCACTTAACAAAGCTACTAATGGTGGCGTAGTGGAGTCTGCATTATGGAACTAGAACGAACTGAAGAACGTAAGAATAGATTTACAGGCGAGTCTATTAAACTTACAAAAGAAGAAGCAATCAAACATGACAGAATATTTATCAACGAGTTAGCCGCAACTCTCGAGGATAAACAACTTGGCTACGGTGCTTCTAAACTTTGGGACAAGGTACGAGCCGATCTCAATTGGTTTAGAAAGAACAATGCTGAGGCATATATGGTTCTATTAGATTAGAGCTACCTTTCCCCTGGTACCTCATCAGACTGTAGAGGTACCAGGGCCCATCCAAAATTTGCAATTTTTTATTTTAGTTAATTACCTTTTGTAAAAAAGGGGTCCCAATATTTGACATTTATGCTAAGATTTATACATTCGTAGAGCCGAAATACTTTTGAAGTTTTTAAAACACATCTCAAAAAATTTTGCGCAAAATTTTTTCGAATGCATTATGGATACAGAGAAATTAAAACATTTAGATAAGTTACCACCCGATGTAAGACGAGAGTTTGCATTACTAGCAAATAAATATGGTCAGAAGAAAAAGGAGTCTAGGATAAGAGAAGACTTCATGTCTTTTGTAAAACACGTGTGGCCTGATTTTGTGGAAGGATCTCACCATAGAAAAGTGGCACTGAATTATCTGTAAGGTTCGGTCGTAAAGCGAAACAATTGATGGATTCACCTGAATACAAAGAAGTATTTCAAACAAGACTAAAAGAAGATTCTCAAGCTGCAGGTAAATGGGAAACACAACAAGGCGGTGAATATTATGCTGCTGGTGTTGGCTCTGCAATCACTGGTCGTGGTGCCGATCTCCTGATTATCGATGACCCGCATACTGAACAAGATGCAATGAATGCACAAGCTTTGGAACGGACTTACGAGTGGTATACATCTGGTCCACGTCAGCGTTTGCAACCTGGTGGAACTATCGTGATTGTAATGACACGATGGAATCAAAAAGATTTGGCTGGTAGATTAATCTCTGCACAAAAAGAACCTAAAGCAGATCAATGGGAGGTAATCGAGTTTCCTGCCATCATGCCAACTGGTAAACCTTTATGGCCTGAATATTGGAACATAAAAGATTTAGAAGCGGTCAAGGCATCTATTCCACTTTCAAAATGGAATGCACAATACATGCAGAATCCAACTGGAGAAGAAGGAGCTTTGATTAAAAGAGAATGGTGGCAAGATTGGGAAGGTAATATTCCACCGCTAGAACATGTGATACAATCTTATGATACAGCATTTATGAAAAAATCTTCTGCCGATTATTCTGCTATAACCACATGGGGAGTCTTTACACCTAGTGAAGATAGTGGTCCTTGTTTGATATTAGTTGACGCTTTGAAAGGCAGATACGAGTTTCCTGAATTAAGACGTATTGCATTAGATCAGTACGGATACTGGAATCCTGAGACCGTAGTCATAGAATCTAAGGCCTCTGGGCTACCTCTGACATACGAGCTTAGAAAAATGGGGATCCCAGTTTTAAACTTTACACCAAGCAAAGGAAATGATAAACATACTAGAGTTAACAGTGTTTCTCCACTGTTTGAGTCCGGGAGAATATATGCTCCTAAAGAAATGGAATTTGCACAAGAAGTCATTGAAGAATGTGCAGCGTTTCCATATGGCGACCATGATGACTTGGTCGACTCGATGACTCAAGCTGTGATGAGATTCAGACAAGGTGGTTTGATACAACACCCTGAAGACTATCAGGATGAAGATCTACCACAGAAACAGAGGACGTATTATTAATGGGTAAACTTGCACAATTTTTATTATCACTTGGCAACTTGGTTAGAACTGGTGGCATCAAAAAAATAGAAGATGCTTTTAAATTTGCTAAAAATGAATTCGGTTTC